GTAGGAATGGGAGGTTCTTTAGGAGCAACCCAATCGGGGTCAAGGGTAATGGTCTCTGCATTCACATCAACAATATAGGGTCTAATTTCTTTGCCGAAATTCAAAATGAAGCGAACCCCGCCATCTTGACCATTCTTATCAATCAGGAAGTTTTCACAATAATGATATACCTCTGACTTGGGTTGAGCTGTATATAACAAAAGTGCGATAGATGAGGCCTCAGTTGACTGCGACAACAGTCCGTGAAGAAGCTCCTGGCATGTTTTATTGCATTTGATATCGTCAAACATGGGGAACTTCAGGTGTGTAATCAACACAGGAAACGCAATATCAGACTTAATATCGCCCGACTCATCTGGCGCAATGCCATTTACAGACTTCACTACACCAGCAGGCATATACTTCATATCAAGCGGATGGACATGCTCGATAAAACCATCATCAATCGAAAACGTATGGGTTCCATCTTTCGCGAAGTATATGATCGTCATATCCGTGTTCATATGAGAATTGATGAAGAAGGGTTCACCAGTATCCTCACCAGCTGACGCAAGAGCAGCATTGCCGATAGTATAGCCATACAGTGATTCATTCCAGGCAGGCACACACGAATACTCTACTCCATCGCACACAATGTGATAGGTATGCTCTTTTTCCAGATTTCTTGTATATGCCCCATAGTTTTTCAGGAATGCGCTCTTTGCTGTGACGGTAATCTCAGGGAGAACAACGTCGGGAATCATCTCCACATAATGTGTCCGCTCCGCCCAGCTTGTTTGCCCCTCTGCATCCGTAACCAGCATATGATTTCCTGCGTCAGGATTCGGAAGATCCGCAGGCTTTGTCCAATCCGGATCAAAGTAAAGCTTGTTATTAACGATATCCATAATGACCGGGGCAATATCATCACCAAAGTACAACCTCAGACGAGTCACCGCGCCATTATCCTTTATGGTCTCGGTGGCGATACACCAGCGCTGCTGTACCGTATTGCCCTGGCCCATGATAAACCGGCAGCATTCAACGTTGTACACGGCAGCTTCCTGATAGTATGCATAAATCTCCGCCATCGTTTCTTTTCCGTAATACTGAATCAGCCCCGGCACAATGGCAGACCCGTCGATGAAGTTAAAGGAAACAGAATGAAAGGATTCTACATTGCCCGTATCGTCAGGTGCCTTTCCGTTGATTCGCTTCACCACAGTCTCTGCAGACCAGGACGTCGGCTTTCCCGCTTCATCAACAGTCTTTACGACGATGCTCTGACCAACCGTCGCAGACTCAGGAGTTACAATTGCATCGGGAATATCTGTCTTAAGGGCAACCTCGGCAGCCGTTCCATCATCCTGACCAGTGCCGCCGGAATAGATTTTTCCAGCAAACCAGGCATTACCAGCCCAGTCCACCGTGTGTGCATTGGAACGGCTATTCGAGCCTTTGCCATTGCCCACGATATGAGCATACTTTTCCTGTTCATCAGCAACGTTGTACTTGCCCTGAACATGCTGGCTTGAGCTTTCTGCACGTGTATACAGTCCCTCTGCGTGCGAGTAATGACCCGTAGCGTATGTCCATGAACCTTCTGCGTGCGAATAGTCACCTTCAGCGTGACCAAATCCCTCTGCCAGCGCATTGTCACCCTGCGCAATAGCACTGTTAAGTGCTACACTGGCCTGACCAGAAGCATACGCCGATTCTGTACCAATCGTCGTTGCATACAGTCCCTTTCCGGGGTAAACACCTCCACCGACATACTTTCCTGGCAGGGGTTTTACTTTTTCAGAAGTACCTTTGATACTGAACACATGCGGGCCATTCGTGGTGAAGTAAGCCAGAATCTGAGGAATTGCCCGGGAAAGATTGCCCAAGTAGAAGGGCTCCCCAGTATCTTCGCCGGAGCTGAGGATGCTGACATTGCCCAGACTGGGACCAAAGTTCGCATCGTTATAGGCGATCAGGGTATAATCTGTGCCGTTATAGGTTACGGTGTACTCCGCTCCCGCAACCACATCTGCCAATAGGGATTGATCACGGATCCATGCTCCACTTTGATCGGCGACGGTATATTCCTCAAAGACGGTCTCCTGCGAAAAGGTGCTGTAATGTGTTTTGTCCTGCCAATGGACATTGCCTGATTCATCCGTTGCCAGGATCTGATTCGCTCTGGTTGGTTCGGGACTGAGTCGTTCCATCCGCTTTTCATAATCATCAAGCGCAGTACCTACAGCACCCGCATCCGCTGCCTTGCCGGTATGCGAAAGCGTATCATCCAGAGGAATCGCAGCAGCTGCCGCCTGGACGATCTCTTGCTTATCGCTTTCAGTCCAGTAATCTACACCCTTTTCAGGTGTATGTGCGTTCATGATATCAACCGTCTGTACCTCGCCGCTGCTGAGGCTGGTGATGATCAAGCGGGTACCACCGTCGATTTCTTTTGCCTCAAGCACAAACTCATTCAGGATCGTAACAGGACTGCCGAGGTTTCCCACAATAGAAGGCAGCCCTTCAAGATAGCTACTCATTTACTAGTCACCTCCGGCATCACGTTGAAATTCTTGAAATTGTGAATTCTTGTCCGATTACTACCTACGATCGTCGGCCAGACAGTTGTGCGTTTACCATTAGCCTGTTCAAGCTGAATATCCGCACTGTAACTACCGGCAGGAATATCAGCTGTATCTGCATGCTGAAGCGTAAACACATCATTCTGTGTGGTTACCTCAGCGAGGATCGGACTGGTGTCTTCCGGAGTAGCCCGCACAGTGAGCGTCATGACATCGCCTTTGCTCATCTTGTACACTTCTCCATTGAGCTTCAGGACAATGCGGAACATAGCGTCATCGCCACGGGTTATATAGATCGCATCGTTGTCGATCTGAAGCATCAGGTTTCCTCCTTATGCAGGCAGGCTGCTACAGATTAACCCATAGCAGCCTGCCACATTGTTACTGCGGGCTGGTGAAAGCGGGTTCATAGACGCTCTGCAGGAAGGACTTACCCTTTTCCTGCGTGAAGCCATTCTGACCCTCGTCAGCAACCGCCTGGTACTGACCATCGTGGGTACGCTTGATAGCAGTCCATTCGATCTCACCGGTCTGACGAGTGATGGAGGTACCTTCCTTGGTCTGGTAGTTTTCGGTCACGGGCTTCGCACGCACCTTATACAGCCACACATAACGATAGGAGCCGTCAGACTTCTCAGACTTGAAGCCAACCGCAAAATACGGAGGCTTGTCGGAAGCAGCGCGGATCAGCACACCGTTATCGTCGATGCGGTTGCCGAAGATCATCTCCTGGATCGTCAGGGGGATATCGGCCATCTTGGTCTTGAAGGCCAGTTCAGGGTCGGGATAAAGCACGTCGAACTCAACGTCATCGGCGTACTGGATATCGGGGTCAGCGTTCTCCGGCGTAATGGACGCTTCGATCGCGCCAGCCATCAGCTGGAGTTCGCCATAAGCATGGTTCTCGGTGGTATCCTCGGTCAGGGGCGCAATGACCACGTTCTTCAGACCGATGGTAGACGCCACCTGAGGGGATGCGGTAGGATTCGCCATAGAATTTTCCTCCTTTACGGGTTGTTAAGCGCATCCCGCAGACCTTGTCGAATGATGTCGTAAGACTCATCCGCTCGGGTATCATAGGCGGGACGAATAAAAGGGTGTGCTGGAGCAGGAGCAGGGCCGCCGTGACCATACTCCACAGGAGGAGCATAGTAGGCTCCGTGCTCTTTGCGATGCACACCGATGGTGATGTATTTGCCTCCGCGCCTGCGCTTCTTCACCTTGCCGATGGCGATAGAATCGTGCAGGACGCCGGTAATGATTTTGGGATTGCTGGATGCATTAGCCTTCATCTGCTGATGGATGGGCTGAGCTGCTGCTTCCAGGACATTACGTGCCACAGGAGCACCTGCTCCATCTGCATCCATGCGGTTTGCCATAGCGGCGATATCGTTTAGAAGGCCGTCAAAGCCATTCATGTTCAGCGGCACATAGACACCTCCTGACGAAGGCACC